CTATCTTTTCAACTCTGCCCAGGTCTTCACCCCCACAATCCCATCCGCTTTCAGTCCTCTCATCTTCTGAAATGAAATAACTGCGATCTGGGTGAGACTACCGAAAATGCCATCGACCTTCAGGGAAGCTCCGCAAGATGAATAATTGAGAAGCGTCTGAAGCTCTTTGACATATGCGCCCTTGCTTCCCTTCTTAAGTGTCGGATATGCCGTCTGTGGAGCCGAAACAGGGGCATTGTATAATTTATCCCATGCAGACAGCCCGTACTTGGCTACAGTGTTGCAAAGGGTGGTTACGTATGAGCTGGATGTAGCGTACCCGTCCTGTTTAATCAGCGTAGCATATTCCTTGTAATTCATGGCAGTCTTTAAATTCTTGTATCTGCTGGCAGATATGAAGTCATAATACCCCTTGACGCCCTCGGCCATATCCGTGTAAGCTCTGAAATTATCCTTGATAGTGGTGAGCTGACCGACCTTGTATTCTTCCTTAGTCTTCATATTCACGGATGCGCCCTTCCATGAGCTCCCGCATTTGAGTCCAAAGAAGTTATAGTATCTCGCAAGCCCTGATGTGCCCGCTGCCGATTCAATAATTGCCTGTGCAATGACCGCCGCACAAGTATGGTATCCCCGTTTCTCTGCCTCTGCACGTATCAGAGGAGCGATTTTTGCGATAAAAGCGTCCGCTTGCTGTCTTGTGTACCCCATAGCATACCTCCTTGACTAAATCCTTGACTTTGCTTGACTAAAACTTGCAACTAAACAAGGCTATAAATGGGCTTGTTTATGCGATTTTTAGCCAAAACCCTTGTTTAACTTGAAACTAATTTGCAACTAACTTAAATAAGCAAGTCATATAAAACGGACACCAGAAGTCTCGGCAAGCCTCTTTTGCGTTTGCCACAATTGACTGTACCTTGGTAATCGGTTAATTGGTTACCATCAAACAGACACGGGAGCATCTGTTTGATGGATGGACTCGCTATTCCGATGCCCGTTTATATTGACCATGAGCCACGAAGGTCATCATGGTTCATCCGAAGCAAAAATGAGTCAAACTTTTTTCGGCTCAAAATTGCAACTCATTTCAGATTCTGCGTTAAAAATGGCATTGTCTGAAAATGAGTTATACGGTGGGTGGGGATTTGCAACCCCACATGATGCTCGTTATACGGCATCAAAAGCATCTTACCGTGTAAGCGTCTACCTATTCCGCCACCACCGTACGATTGTGTAAATAGGAGAAAGAAAGTAGGTTCTTTCGTTTCGTGCGTTTATCGTGCGTTATTTCACATTAACATCAGTATATGCCTCGACTGCGGCATAAATAGCGGCCGAAAGAATACTACATACAGTACCTGTGACTGCCACCCACTGCTGATTTGTGATTATTCCAGATATGCCCATGCCTATACTCCCTAAAAAGGCGGCTATGCTTATCCAGAATTTACGGCTCTTTAATTTCTCTCTCATTTTAACACCTCCTATGTAGGACATTGTTCTCAATCATTTTTGACTACCCTCTTCGCAAGCATAGCCTCACGGATAGAATCAAGTACACCATTCGCTCCAAGGGCATGATATGCTTCATACTGCGCCACCCATGACGTTAAATCCCTTTCGGGGATGATTTCGGATTTTTCCCACTTGTAATAATCCTCTATCAAATCCCTACGCATCTGTGCCTGTTGCGCATCCATGAGAATTTTTATTTTGTCACTTTGCCTTTTGAGCATACCGCCCAGGGCGCAAACCATTGCGAATATAGACGGTATGCCGATTAAGGACAAGAGTTTGATAAATTCAATGCTCTGTAACATTCTTTACTCCTCCACGGGTTCTTCTTCAACAACGGGAGCAGGCTCATGCTCAATGTATTCGATCTTTCCGTCCACGGTGTCAAGGTTCTCATCAAGCACCTTTACCATAGCCTTACTGAATCCCGTATCTCTGATAAGAGCAGGGCAAAGGCTGTGGAAAGCCTGGATTGCAGAATCCTTGTTTCCCCACTCCGAACGGATAAGGAAATTACCATCTACTACTGTTACAACTGCGTATCTCATTTTTTTATTCCTCCTTATTTTGTATAAATTTCAAGTGTCCAATCATATGCGCCATAAATCTTGGCTCCGATCTCTGCCGTAGTGGAATGGGTAGCAATATAAATATAGCCTAAACCACGTAGAAACTCTTCAAATGTGGCTACGCTTTCTCTCGGTGCGCCACCATAAAAGCCTTTCCAAAGACGGGTTATTTCATCTTCCTCTTGTACTGAATCTTCCAAAATCTTACCAAATTCAAAAGCTGAATATTCAAGAGTAATAATCCCTTGCTTTGCGGTTAACGAACCCTCATCAACGCTAAATATCATCAATACATCTTTATTCTGCAATGCGGATAAGTTAAAGGTTGAGGAATCTTCATAGTCAGGTGATGTGCCTGTCACCTCTCCAAGTTTCGTCCATGGTTTATCAGCCAATTCTTTATTACTTGGAATATGAGATACAAAAGGCTCTCCCTTATGCTTCTCCAAAACAAGCATCGGCTCAAACACAAGGTCTGTTACCGTAACGCCTTTGGCAATGACGATCTGGATGACAGTATCACTTGCGGTTGCGGTGAAATATACACCACTTCCATACTCTCTTACATTGTTTGTGCCGTCACCGCAGATAATGAAATAAGAGTTGTTGCTGCCGCCTTCCGGACATCCTGTAAGCCAATAACGCTTACCGGATTTGAATATTGTTGTTGCTACGGTAAACAAAGAATTGGCGGTTGAACTTGCGGTTCCGTTAGCCGTTATCCTGTCGTCAGAATCCACAACATAAGTAATGCCGTTATGAGTATAGGTTCCTGCGCCCTTTTTCGGTATAACATTAACCGTAACATCATCTGATAGATCTTCCCAATCGGGTAAGTCACTAACATCTGGAATAGTGGGTTTATCAGACAAATCATCGTACGAACCACTTGTAGCAACGGTAGCAAGTTCAGGCTTGTCAGACAGATCGTCATAAGACCCACTAAAGTCTGATTTACCGTTCCATGCGGTTTTCTCTGCGTCCGTTACCGTCCTATGGGTACTATCATCTGTTAGGTCTGCCAATTCATCTGGAATAGTGGGCTTATTCTTAATATTGTTACTAACCTCATGAGCTGTCACAGATTCGCTCTCTAAACCTGTCACAGCTTTACCCATTTTTTTGTCATCAGGGAAGTGCCGTTCAGCACCTCCCATTTTTCCTATCACTGATACTGCATTGACCACGGATCTGTTCATTCTTTACCTTCGCCGACCAGATCCAATCCGTGATCGCCTGACTCACATTGGTGTGATGTTCCCAGGCGTATTGCTTTAACCTTTCTATCGTATCCTCCGATAAAGAAATGTTCACTCTCTGTTTCATAATGCGCACCCCGTGTGTATATCTTACACAGCCATCGCATCTTCGCCACGAAGCATTTCATTATCAGCAACAAATCGTACCATATGTCCGTCGATCAATCGTTTCTGCTGTTGGTACGCATACAGCAGCGTCTTTTCGCATACATCATTGATCTGACGTGGTATCCCACCGGACACCTTGTAGATCTCTTCCTCCGCATCGCTGGTAAACAATTCCTGTTTACAGCCCGCATAGTTCAGATGACTTGAGATATAGCCATGTACCTCGGATCTTTCAAGGTGTTCCAGAACTATCCGCATATAGATCCGTTGGCGTATCGCTGCATAGGTCTGAAGCCTCAGTTTCTGTTCCCAAAGTTCTCTCTGCCCCACAAGGATCAGTGCGATCGGACTTTCCGAATCAAAGTTCCGGTTTAAGAGGAACCTGAATTCTTCCAGCGTTTCCTTATCCAGTAGATGCGCTTCATCGAGGATGCAGACAACGCTCTTTCCCTGTGAACTCCTTATGCTCTCTACCTGTCTTTGCAGGATCCGTTTCGAATCCCCACGGTTGATCTTTGCTTCCAGTCCCATCTGATCCAGCAGTCCCGCATAAAGCCATCTCGGGGTGAGCTTTGAATCCGACAGGTATAACGGCAGGTACTTCTCTTTCGGAAGCCTTTCCACAAACATCCGCATCAGCGTTGATTTTCCGCATCCCGGATCCGCAATCACTACCGAAAACCGCTGGTTATCCACCGTATATCTCAGCCGCCCTATGGCATCCTCGATCTTTGGAGATGTATACAGACGATCTGCAGGAAGGTTTCGCACGAAAGGTGTATGCTCCATTTCAAAAAAGTGTTCGTACATCAATCCTCACCTGCCTTTCCATAATCCCCGAAAGACAGGGCGCTTGCAGCCGCCTTATGCTCTGCTTTATATCTCTTTTCCAGTGCATCAAGAAACCTCGATGTCTCCGGCAGCATAACAGTCATCCCTGCCGGACGCTCCACTGCTTTATCAGCAAAGGCCCCGATCCTTACCGGATGTGCCTTGATCTCATCCATCTTCCCATGTCTTACGGCTATCGTCTCCGTGTTCAGCGGATCATATGCGATCTCCACATCCATACCCGCAAGTGCAGCGCTCGCTTCATACATCTTACCCGCATAACTGAAACAACCTGATTTGTCGATCGTTCTTTTTTCATGGTGCGTGAATGCTTCTGACACTGTTTTCACATCCAGGAACTTCTGTCTGCGCTCATCCCTGAGCCATTCCATCTCCGGACTGATACCTGCCGGCGGTATCTCCACGCCCTGGGCTTCATAATACTCCTTGAGTCCGGAATGCGCTTTCTTCTGATAATCCTGCTCAAGGAAAATCTTCCACTTCTCATTGAGTTCGGAGAGGCTGTGCACATGCGCTGCCTGTATCTCTGCGATAAAGCGATCTACTGATTTATGGTACACCTCGATCTTCCCTTTTGCCTGGCATGCATACGGCTTCGCATGCATGATGCGGATCCCCAGCCTTGCACAGCTCTCACGCAGCTGCCTGCTGATGTACTGTTTCCCATTATCAAGGTACGAGCAATCCCATACGCCGATCTTCAGTACAGCCTTATGGAATGTATCCTCCACGATATCTGCACGCTGGTTATCATAAAACTCTGCCTGCACGATGAGCCGGGAATGATCATCGATCAGTGAAGAAAGATATGTCCTGATCTTCTTCCCTTCTTTCGTCACGATCACAGGACCGAATTTTATATCCCCCTGCAGCAGTTCCAGTCTGTGTGCACGGCAGAAACGGCGCGATGATGTCTCCCTTGCTTCTGTAAAGCGCTTCATCTGCTTTACGCCGAGCCCTGCCTGATACAGATATCTCTGAAGCGTTGACGGGCGTATCACCCCCGGCGCTGCAAAGCCTTCTGTTTCCAGTATCAGGATGATCTGCCGCACGCTGCGTTTGGGTACCTCTCGTTTCAGCTGTATCGCTTCCCCGATGATCTCTTCCCAGTTGTCCGGCAGTTTCTGTGACCGCCTTTTCTCACGGTTCTGTGGGATCAGCCCCTCAAACTGTTCCTTCCGGTACTTCTCCTCATAGCGGTAAATGGATCGCTTGGATATCCCTTCCCGTTCTGCGATCTCCTCCCGCATTTGGCGGCGCTTTGCTTCATCGATATCTGCATCCAACAGCGGTGCTATCATCCGGTATCGTTTCAGCGCCTCCTCATTTCTCCATTTGCGTATCTCTTTGCTCTCCGGCATGGTTGATGACCTCCTTTTTCTTTGATGAGATCATCGTAATACATCCCCATCGTGCCATCAAAACAAAGTAGGGGGACAGCTTTTATCCCGGCTCCGGCATTGCCGCAGAGCCGCCTGTATTTATCATTGTCGCAACTATGGCTTTAAGCCATCCTTGCGGGATCCTGTTTTGTATTTCTTCGAGCAATGAGATCTGCGATGCAAGAAAGCTGTATGGCAGTTCAAATATCCTGTGCAGAATCGTACGGATGTATCCCTCCGCATGCACCATCAGTTTCTCCGCCCATTCCCTCCAGCGTTTCAGTGTTGTCTCGCAGGGATAGTCATGGCCTTCCTTGATCAGGTCATCCTCTGTGATCACACCGTCGATCACATCCTCTATCAGATCAGCCTCATACTGCTTATACGGCAGCCATATATCCGGTATCTGTCTGTTACTCCTGCCGCATTCTTCACAAGTACATCTTTTGACTTCGATCTTATACCGTACCTTCTCGCCGCCGGCCTTCCTTCTCAACCGGTCTGCCCATTCCTTCTTCTCCTGCTTTCCTCCGCAGTACGGACAAGCCGGGTTCTCATTACTCTTTATCCAAAAAAACCTTCTTCCTCGTTGTACTCTTCTTCATAATCTGTTATGATGTTCACGGTTGTTAACCACGAGATCCCGGAGGGGGATTCCGCCAAGAATGCCTCCGGGATCTTCCTTTCTCTTTTTTATCCCGTGACATTATAATGGTTAAAACTGTGACAAGCAATGTAATTGTTATAGAGTCAGGCTACTTTGGTAGCTACATTAATATAATCAGGTGCGGTTGCATTCGTCTGTGACCAATCTGCCTGAGTACCACTTCCTACTGCCTGATATGAGCCGCCTTTAAGGACTGATAAGGTAGATGATACAGTCCACGGACCACTTGTCCATACAGTAAAAATGTTTGATGAATTTGCCATAAGATACTGGTCATGATCCGGAGTATACTGAAAAGAATTAAATATGCAATCCGAAACATCATAATCTGTATATGAACCGTTTTCATAACTACGATACACACATCTTGTTGTTCCATCATACTTATACAATACAATTTTGTCACCTACATTAAGATGCTCTTTCCCAGCTTTATCGAGAATTTGTCTTGATCCGACAGCGAGATAAGGAGGAACAGATGGATCATCGGGATATGAATTATAAAATCCCATATACCCATTGTATGTGAGAGATTCTCCACCCATGTATTGTGTAACGGTAAGTTCAGCAGATACAGGTAGTTCTTCACCTCCCGTATTATCAATGGTTACGGAACCCATATTCCCATCGGTAAAAGCATATTCATCCTTATCCTCTGAATACACATAAGATCCTAACGAATGAAATGCTATATATATTTTGCCAATTTCGCCTATTTCTGGAAAGTCTGACACATCATCATACGGTATTACATCATGCGCTGAATCAGGTATCTGCTCATCTGCCACCTTGCCATCAACAAGATCAGCTTTTGTTGATATTGCAGATGTTACTGATGCTGTAGTTGCATAATCAGCAAGTATAGTTGTAAGATTTGTACTTGTCACATAGTCAGCCAGAGCAGTATTCAACTGTGCGGTAGTGACATAACCAGACAAGTCTATATCTGTGGAACCTATCTTTTCCCATCCTGCAGTTGTGCCATCGAGGTTTATGTATTCATCCTTGATATTGCTTACCTGTGGATCACTACTCGGTACAAGGTAAATAACATTAGTCTTGATATCCTCTGTCGGAAGAGTATCGACAGGCTCAAAGCGGCTGTTCTTTATAGCCGTAACTAAAGCGTCTACTTCACTTTTTGAATAGGTTTCTGATTTCAGATAATAATTAACCAGATCATCCACTACTTTTGTTATAAACCCGCTATCATTTGTGAGATCGCTTACCTTTGTAGGAACACTGGTTTTCATGGCAAACTTCTCCGTGAAGTAGTTCTTTACATCTCCGAGGATTGCTTGTATACTATCTGAACCATATCCTTTTTCAAGTTTTGACATTTAATTCACCTCCTCGGGGATGAGTATCTTTGCAGCATTATTATGATAATTAAAAATGCAAGCATACTTTTTTGAATTTATAGTCACTACTGAACCATTGGTTAACTGGTTATTACAATCTGAAAAATGTTTAAAATTAGGTATATAAGCGTCAATTCCTATATAATAATTTTGATTTATCATGTAATCTTTTCCATATCCTGCAAGGAAAATAAGACCCGCATTAGTAAAATACCCAGAATTAACATAATCCTTACCAATTATAGGTACTGCCGTTAATTCTGATGAATGAGCACATTGTTCATAATCTTCTAACCATGCACTATTAGCTCCTTTAGAAAATACAACACAAGTGTCTACCTCATTACCTCTCATTATAATTTTTCCAAGATATATTGAACCCTGTTCAGTTGGTTGGTATATATCACCAGAGCTTACGGTTGTGCATCTAAAACATCCTATTTTTCTTCCGTCATTAAAATCTATAACTATAAGTGAATTTTTATATTGAGCGCCCAAACCGGTATAGTTTACCACCAAATTACTATCTGCACGTGCCCAATAAGGGGTATTATGCCATGTTGAATAAATGCTTATTGGTCTAAAATAGTTATTAGTTTTTTTGACAGGGGCAATACAGCAACATAAATATTTATAATTGCCAGAGTTTGCATTATAAACAGCCAAATAAGGGTCAGATTCTGCGGTTGGTGCAATAAATGCTACATACGAATTTGTTGCATATTCTGGCGTCATAACAGCCAGATCATTTCTTACAACTAAGCCAAGCTTTTCAGCCAACCATGATGCCAATGTATCAATATAATCTTTCATACCCTCCATTGTACTCGGTACTGCCTCGGGATATGGCATCTCATATATATTTTTTGTAATCATCTTAAAACCCTCCTTATATGCTATCTACTGATATATTAGGATGTACTGCTACTATACTGAAAATACCACAATGCCCATACCTATTATTAGTACGCCTTACACCTGTTGCAGTAAATACATAAATTGCTTGTTCATATCGTCCGCCATCGGATTTGATAACAAAGGTATCACCCTCTTGTGGATTATCTATTATTGCTATATCTCCTGATTGAATCCATCGGCCATCAACGCCAATAGCTACATCATAATTAGCTCCTGTAATCACAAGCCTTTCATATCCAGAATAATCAAAATCGTAAGTATCTCCAGATATGTATGTAGTTTTATCGGTAGGTATTCCCTCATATACTGTATCTACTATGGTATTACTATCAAATACCTCTGGCGTTAATGATATTAAGTTACTTTGGGTCGTTCCACTTCCAAACACCGCTTCAAAATCATCATGCGCCTCTGATGCCGTGATTTCGTCTGGTAATGCAATAGCATTCAACGCCGCTGTGATGACCTTATTTTGAACAGGGTTTTCACTTACGAGAGAAAGTTCGTCATCAACTGCGATTGCTCCATTCGTGACATCAAACATATACTCAGGATTCTGTTCCGTACCTCTGTTTATAACAGCGACCTTTGTTCCTGCCGGATAATCCTTTCCTGCACCTTCAACAAAATCTGACGTGGTTGTAAAATCATTCGTGATTTCATATACAAAGCCGAGCACATTCTCAGACAACTCCGGCAGATCCTCAAATTCTAAAGAGCCGCCCGGAGTAAATATCCCGACAATGGCATCGTCCAGTTTCTGGCTGATAGAATCAATTTCGCCTTTCAGTGCGCCATATACCTTTTTACCTGATAAAGCCATAGTCTACCTCCTTATTCCCAAACACCGGAGCTGTTAAGGATAAGCAGTTCCTTAGTCGCCGTAAATGCATCCGAAAAAGCCCCGATCACGCTGCCAGATGGCATTCCCTGTACCGTACTGGCATCTATACCAATCGCCTTTACTTCTGCTGCCGTGTCCGCATTTAACGATACCTGAAGCACTCTCCTGCCCTGGGCATCATTTCCCATGTTTTTATTTACAGTCTCAAGTGATATCATTTGATTCTCCTTTCGCTTCAATATTTCAATAAAAAAAGACCTTATCAGGCCTTTATGATGTCGGTATCTCGGTTTTTTCGATAGTCCAAATTCGCTGCAAATTTGTATATAGATGAAATAGATGTAATATCCCATTATCTATATATCCGTTTAAATGATCAGCACTGAATCCTTCAGAAGGTGTCATAGATTGTGCGTAATCATAATGAATAATGTGTTCGTCCTGTTTCCAACAAGTCCCGTTATAAATAATATGCTGATCTATATATTGCGTGTCATCACCGAATGTATGAATTTCATCGTCTATAACAAAAGAGCATGAGTTTTGTGCCGTAACCTGCATATCTGGTAATTGAGCATAAATATCGCTTGATTCCCATGTTAGATGCTTATTTGTATCCCAACTGGAATATTGATCGAATGCCCCTATTATGTGGATCTTTCCTTTATATGTAACTGCTGAAGCTCCTGACGGATATATAGGGCAAGAATTAGCATATTGCCCCCATTCATCCCCATCAAACCAAGCATGGAATTTATTTTGCCGATTTCTACGTTGACCACTTCCATAAGTACCACAATATACACCAAAGAAATGCAATCGATTTTGATGTTCACATATGCAGGTAGAAGGGCCCGCAATCAAATTTATATATGTTCTTATCCCCTCGGATTCAAAGAACATCCATCCATCATCGATCCAAGTATTATTTGAAAAATCGTAATGAAAATATTCAGGATACATGTAACTATCAGAAGTCATATATCCAAAGGCCCACAGTTTTCCAGAAAAAGATTTTAATGCACAAACCCACGAGGTCGAAGATAATCCTGGAATTACTGTCCCTTTCTGATTCCATATATCATTTTCAAAAACATATAGTTGTCCAGCAAGTCCAACAGCGTAATATTTCCCATTATGATAACATTGCGTATTCCTATAACAATATCTGGGAAAACTATAATTTGACGGAGTCACATCGGTTGAGGGGTAGTAATACCCGGCATCTCCTCCACCGCCACCTTCTATATCAACAGTCACCTGTGAAAAGCCCTCAGCTCCGTCATCAAGAGCGGAGTACGTACCATTCTCTGTGATGGTCTTTTCAGTGAGTCCGAGGGCTTCATCTGGGTTTCCGCCGAGGCTGTTCGTGGAATTGTCCACATTCGATACAAACGTCTTATTATTCGAATCCTGCGCATTTATCGTGCATGAATAAGTATCCGTCATGTTCTGGACACCCTCAAGCACTCGCTTCGTGACCACAAACTCTATCTGGCTTTGGTCTTTCTTTGTGAAAAGCACCTTATCACAGCACTCCACATATGGCAGTCCGTTGCATTTGACGGAATACTCACGGAACACTGCATCATGCCCGAGGCTTGCCAGAATGTTCGCACCTATGACCTGCTTCTTGCCCTTCTTCAGCTTGTATGCGATCAGATTCCCCTCGATGATATAAGAATCGACCACAACATCCGCATCGTCATCATCCACCAGATATGTATCCTGACTCTCGTCACTCCATCCCGGATCCGTGCCGGCATACTGCTGATAGTTTGTCCAATCAACCGTCACTCCGGCATCCTGTGAGCTTGTCCTGATCGTGATGGATCCTGTCGGGACAGAAGGATCACCCACAGGTCTGACGATGTGATCCGAGTATGTCAGTTCTCTATAGTAAGCGACCGCTTCCGGATCCGCCGAATCATCTATCCCCCGGAACTCAAACCGGTTATCCCTGTTCAGTATCCCAAAGGTGCCATTGATCTGAGCGATATGCCTGAGAAGAGCCATGGCTGTAACATCTTTATTCCTCTTCCTTTTCTTAAAGATGATATCGTCATTCGGTAGCACCTGGCTGTTCACTGCATCCATATCACAGTCAAGCACGATGGCATCACGGAAGGTCTCAAGGTCTACGGAAGAGCCATTAAAAGCCGCCTTATACATGTTATATCCAGGCTCGTCAGACAGATATGCAAGCCTGTCATAACAGACAAACTCCTGATAATATCCATCAGCCGACTTTGTACACTCATCGACAAAGCCATGGAACAAAGGTACATAAGCCGACAGCGTGCCGTCAGTCAAATAGACCGCGACCTCTGCAGTGACCGTCTGCCCTCTATAGTTGCCCTTTGCCAGGGAGAGCGTGGACACCTTGAATTCAAGTATCGAAGCGATACAGCCGACAAACTCCACTGCCCCGTCCATGACAGATTCCGTTAGTCTGAATCCGTCCTTGTATATAGCTTCATTCGTCAAGACAGTGTTTCCGATAGTGATCCTTATCTCTTTCCGGCAAAGATCACTCTGAAATTTATCTTTTACAGCCTGTGATACATTCAGCATCTTACAGTTCCTCTATGGTTACGCTAAGCTGCCGGATGATATCTGTTCCGGCAGCGGTCTTTGTTCTCTTCGGCTCAAAAGTTACTCTGGCATATATCTGAGCAGCCGACAGTGTATTATTCGGTGTGACCGTGATCGGCCAGGCATTCTTTGCGGATATCTTGTTGCCTGTGTAAGCTGTCAGGAACGCAGAATAATCACCCTGAGTCTTAAAAGCCATATCGAATTTACCTTTTATCCGATTCCTTAAGAAGATATAATGATCTGTCTCGGACGCATCCGTGTACTTGTCATTGACCTCAACCAGATTTACCTCATAAGTATCCAGGACAATATTCCCGGTAAAGTCAGAATTGTTTATCTTAAAAAGTATGCTCATGCCAGTGCACCTCTGCCGTTGGCTCTTAAATACATATTGTTCTGTTTGCGTACCAGATCAAAAATACCCGCCGCATTTGCTCCGATCTCGACCGGATCCTTATCCACAAGCTGACCAAGAAGTGTGACGGCCTGGGCAAACTGACCACTAAGTTCAGAGTTATCTGAACTTACAGCCACGGGAGCCTCATACGCCAAGGATCTGACTGCATCAGAAGCAACACCATTTTGCATGATTGCATTCCCTAAGTTAAAGCTTTTCTGCATCTGAGAAGCTACAACAGCCTCATTTTCCTTGATGCCTATGGCAAACAGTTCCATCATATCCGGAGCATAAGTATGAAAATTCGATAAAGGACCGCTTTCCGGCTCCGAAAACCCGATTATCTCACGTATCTTATCAGCTATATTCGTAATAGAAGCAGATAAATCACCTATCTTACTGTCTATACCACTGATAAAGTTTCCCATCAGGTCCTTGCCCCATGTAATCGCATTCTTAATGACTTTATCAAAGAAACCGGCCACTTCATCTACAACCTTATTGAAAGTCTGTTTTACCTGATCAAGCGGGCCTGCAAGAAGTTCTTTAAGCTCATTGAACTTCGTCAGAACAGTGTTCTTTATCAGTTCAAATTTCTCACTTACGTATGCTGTGATCGCTTCCCATACAGTAGTGAACAGAGTTTTTACCTCGTTAAGCTTAGTATCTATACTTGTCTTAATGGCATCAAAAGCTGTTGTGACTTTCTCGCTTATCGCCGTCAGCACCGGCTCCCAAAAGGCCTTTATTTCTTCCCATCTGCGAACAATTTCGTCATGGATAGCCGTCATAGCCCGTTCTACAAGGATTTGTGCTGCTGTAAAGACCGTATCGAACAGATATCTTAATGCATCCAGGAGAGGGCTCAGTTTTGCTATGACTGCCTGCCATATCTGGGTCAGATTATTCGCGACTCCAAGCAGGCTCATCTTTACTGATGTTAGCTGCATCTGCAGTCCGAATGTCGCAAGGCTTATCCTCCCCTGTAGATTCTCCCACTCTGTCGCTACAGAATTGAACACACCGGACAATGCTCCACCTGACAGTCCATCCGCTCCCGAAAACAGTTTTTCGATGATCGAGGAACCGATGCCGCTTAATCCTCCGGCATTTTCAAATGCACTTGTTAATGGTTCTATCAGAGCAGATGCCATTTCTGAAGCATGTTCGAGTGCGCCCTCAGACATCCCTGAAATCAAAGCTATAACAAGCTCTGTCCCCGTTAACATCAACTGAGGTAAATACTGTATAAAATAGGTTCCAAATGCCTCTATAAGTTTCATGGCTGCAGGCATCAGTAGAGGAGCACAGGCAATTATCGCATCAGCTATAGTCTGAAAAATCTGAATGAGCGTCCCCTGCTGTGTTTCTAAAGCCTGCACCATTACATTCGTGATATCAGTAATTATTTCAGGAACAGTGGTCAGTATGATAGGCATGGCCGCAGAAACTCCTTCTGCAACAGCCGCCCACATTTCTCCTGCTGCCGATACAAGAGCAGGCAAATTATCAACAAAAACACTTATCATCCCGGTGACAGCTTCAGCCATCATCGGATATAACTTCGGGGCCCACTCTGCTTCCATCTCTACCAGAGAAGTAAGAGCTTTCATAAAAGCCTCTGTCAGATAAGGAGCCATCTGCAAAGCCCCCTCAACTAAGGCCTGCATCATTTGCATACCTTTTTCAGTAAACTCAGGCAGTTTGTCTATGATCATCTGTCCTGCCTGAGGGATCAGCTCACTCATTTTGTCCAAAAAGCCTTCAAATCCACCCTGCTGGAACGATGTAGTAAGCTCTGAAATACCCTTTGTACCAAGCTTTACCATATCTGTAAGGGCAGGCGTAAACTCGCCGGCAATGGCAATCTTCGCACCTTCCAGGGCTGAATCCATCAAAGTCAGCTGACCTGTAAGATTATCCAGCTGAGTATCCGCCATCTGCTGTGCAGCGCCTTCTGCATCTCCGATCTTGCCGTACAAATCATCCCATGCACCGCCTTCTGCATTTACTGCAGCTCTTGCAGCTTCTACCATTTTCAAGGTGTCTTCCATGTTATGAATATCGTATTCATTATCAATGAAATCCGCTATCTCTTCATTGCTGAATCCCTGGGAAATATTATATGCGATCTGACTTGCAAGATTCTCAATCCTATCTTCAAGATCCCCTGTTTTTTCTACATACTGATCCCAATTAACTCCCGAATTTTTAAGTGCACCGTTTAAATCATTAAATGATGTGCTCATTCCTGCCAACATCGCACGTACAGCAGATAAATCTGTTTTGTTAAAAATGGCTGCCAACGTAGAATCAATTTCAGCGTTGGTCATTCCTGCCATCGCATTGTTCAGATCTGTAAATATCTCGTTAACGCCACGAAGATTACCCGCTTCATCATAAGCAAATTTTTCTTCAAGTCCCAGCTCATGAAGCGCACCTTTAGCCTTATCTGTAGTCACGTTTTCTAAGGACAAAAGCATATTCCTCAGATGTGTACCACCTTCGGCCGACTTTATACCATTATTAGCCAGGATTCCGAGAGCCGTAGACAGTTCCTGAGTGCCGCCTTTTAAATTAGCGGCAGTACCACCGATCTTAAGCATAGCTGCACCGAGCTGTGCAACAGATGTATTGGAAGATGCAGCAGCTGCTGCCATCTGATCAACCATTGTGGCAGTTTCATCAAGTGAAAGATTAAGTGCCGAGCTAACATCTGTGACCATGTCGGATGCTTCACCAAGGTCAATAGCACCCGCGGCTGCCAAACTCAGGACATTCGGCAGCATTTCTACTGAAGTCTGTGCGTCATAACCGGCAAGAGCCATATAATTAAGAGCCTCTGCCGCCTGTTTTGCCGAAAAAGCAGTATTAGAGCCCATAAACTGAGCAAAATCAGTAAGATTCCCCTGAAAATGTCCAAATGCAGTGTCTGTTTCCACTACTTCACTGTTAAGCTGATCCATGGTCTTGCCGGCTGTAGCAGCGACCTGTGACATTGCAGCATCAAACTCATTTCCGGTCTGGACAGATTCCTTGGCAAAATCAACAACTGCGCCACCAATAGCTTCCACGCCACTCAATGCTTTTGACATTGCCACTCCCGCTGCTCCACCAAATGCAGCCGAAAATGCCACACCTGACTTGGATCCTGCTCCGGACATCTCTTTTTCAATTTTAGAGCTGACACCATCAGCTGACGGTATTATCTCAATATATGCCTGTCCTATTGTTTCAGCCATTGTTGTTACTCCATTCCTGACGTTTTTTATTCATCCATCTCTCATACGCCTCAGGGGAATCAAACACCTCTAACTCTTCTTCTTTCTTATCTTGTCCGAGTAATTTCTTCAAAATTGATTTAGGGCGTTTACGCCCTTTCTGACCATTCTTTGTTTTACTCCATGAAATGAACTGAAGATTATCAACCATGAAAGCAAGAAGAGTCTGATTTAGTGTCAGTTTCGCTCCGGCCAGCCTCATCATCACCCTTGATTCAGGGCGTAAAACCGAAACGAGAGTCGCCACCGTTTGAAGTGGCAGGCTCTCGTAATCAAAAATGCCATAGTATTCAGCCAGATCACCGATCATCTCATCCTCGCACTCGTAAATTACGTGTGCGAGGAACATCAGTTTTTTGCCTTTATGGCTTCAAGTATCTCGTTAAGCTCACTGATGAGGAGCTGCTGGGTACATATACCGCCATGAGCAGCAGCCACGGCATTTTCAAACCTGATCATGCCATCCTGACCGCCAAACAGCAGTCCATACATTTCAAACATGTTCTTTACGGCAATGAACTTATCGTCATTACGCATTCCCACAGCATAGTGAAGGAACCTCATATCGTTAAGGATACGCCGGTCAACCTTGAATCCTATTCCGCTCTTTGTCTTCCCCTCGATTATATCCGGGGTAGCCTGATCATCAGCTATATTATCTTTAACGATACGTTTGCTCATGCGATATACTCCTTATGTGTATTGCCGTCAGCATCGGGATATGCGGACACCTCAATGCCATACTCTATAGGATCCTCATCGTTATAGGTAATCGCCTCCCGGCTGGTAATAGCGCCGTCAGGGATCACGATACGCTTTGAGAGGTTACCACGGAGTGCAAGCTCAAATACCCATATCTTCTCCTGGGGATCCTCCGCTTTAACATCAATAGAAATCTCACCGGTCTGACTATCAACTGTGACATTTGAATCACCATAAACAGCCTTAAGGACATCGGCGTTTGTGCTCTCAATAAGCGCCAGCTTAAAGATATCATCAAGCTTGGTCAGTGAACGATAAACGATTACTGCCCCCCATGCCTTGATCTCGGATATATCCATCTCGTTTGAATTCTCAAGACCTTCCTCGGATACATAGCCAAGGCAAGTAAAATCATTGCCCAACGCCGTGGTTGCATCTGTGGGAACCGTTGCTGTTCTCGGTGCTACATAAACCGCACCGGTAATTTTAGGTTTACCTGTTGAAACCTTAGTTGCTGTATTTCCGCCTGTAGCCATAATACAAATCCTCCTTAATCTTCATAAAACCAAAAATTCATGGTTACTTCATACCTGTATCTTTTTTCAGACAGGTCATTTGAACGTGATATTGAGCCCACCTTCACTGACGAGATCTCATCCAGCGTATTCATAGACAATACTACATCCCTTACCACATAAGCGAACTCAGAGGCATCTGCCTCGCTTTCGCCATAGCAGTACAGGTTTACCGTTGCCATATCGATAAAATTTCGTCTTGTCTGGCTATGCAATACCACGACTGCAAATCTTTCACCATTCATATCCTCTTCAGGCAGTTCACCAAAAGCAGGATACTCCATGTTCTCGTTCAGATAGGATATAATCTTCTGTTCTATCATCCGGGGTTCTCCTTTGTATTCTCATATACTGTTGCATGATCACGGTCAAAGCCAACAAAACTCTTCACATGATGGTCGGAATCACAATGCTCCTGCGCATGTTTTTCAAGGATCCTCATAAGTTCCGGAGACTTTAATATTCTTCCGAATGCTTTTTTATTCAGTTTGAAACTTACTTTTTTACCCATACGCTTCCACTTTCACGTTCATACCCCAGATAAAGGGCATCAATTCCGGAATGCCTTTAACCGGCGCTCCAAAAGAGCGCCACTTTTTCCCATCAAACTCGATTACAGCATTCTCCCAGTCATGAGTATCGCCCTTCGGGATTCCCAAGGTATGTACCCATTTTTTTCCGGATAAAGTAAGTTCATTTATTATTTCTTCATCCGTAGGCCTGCCGATGAATACGTTATCGATCTGAACAGGCACTGTCTCATAAACAGGACGATTGAATCCATCCGTGCCGGTCTGTGTTTTTTGATATAGAATTATGCTTTTTCCGCAATCTGAAGGTCTCATTGCTCTCCACCTGTGTCGTATACTTCCATTACACCGAAACGCTGACGCCTTAGGCCTAAGCGCTTAAGATCGTTCTTCATTATGGCCGCTGCAATCCCTCCGCCGGGGACTGCATAAGTCCCCTGCCAGGTATAACCCAGAGCTGTCTGAGATTCCTGAGCCATAGCCTCCCCTGTGGTAGACTGCCTCAATATCCGCTGAAGGATATCTACAGTTACCAGCCTTGCCACAACAGCAAGGCTGGGGGTGATCAGAATCATCTCATCAAGATTTCTGCCCACCTTTACAGCCTCATACCTCAGGGCGTCAGATATATCCGGCAAAAGCGCTTCGGCTCTGTCGGTCTCTTCGGTTGTAAGCGGCCGCCACAATGTGGTCACGTCGCTAATGGTCGCATATGCCTCACTCATTTTTCTTACTCTTCTTTCTGGTAGCCTTTTTTGCCACCGGAGCAGGCGCAGGAGTATCCACAGCCTTTGACTCAGAAACTTCTTTTGTTTTTCCTGCCTTGTCTTCCTCACGGACCCGGACGGGAGCACATAAAGGCTCCCAGTCCTTACCGATTATTTCAGACTTAACATCTATGATCGCCCCGGTCTTAAGATTCTTATATCTCATACCTGCACCGCCTTATCAATAAATCAAAGCAAAAGCAGAAGGATCCAGGATACCCCAGCCAAGATAAAGCTCAGCCCTGATGTAAATCTGGTTATAACCCTTAAGATCATGGCCACTGTTATCAGGATCACCATAACGGATAATCTCGGTGGGTATCTGCTTTGCATAGCCCCAACGGAACATATTTGCAAAGTCACCGACAACACCAACATCAGGGATCACTGTAGGGGTTGACTGTCCATCATCCCTCAGGGTCATATCTGATACAGTCCTGTTTATAGATGTGGGCATACCGTTAAGCGTTGAAGGCTTACCGCCCCATGCCAGCTCAGGATACAGTCTTTCGTTAGCGCTGTTCTTAAGGGCTGCGAGTGCAGCAGCAAGAGCAGGTGCCATAGCAATACCGCTTACATCCCTGTCAGATCCATTAACAAGAGCGATAGCTGCCTCTATATCCTCGTCAGCAGTTCCGGTTCCATAAGTCACATGCTGCGAAACAGCACTATCAAAGTTATTATTTCCAACTACAGCGGAAGCAGCACCTGTACGGGGATTTACGCCATGGAATGCAGCCAGATCCATGCCTCTTGCTGCCTTCTTTGCGAATCCGTCATTAAACTGTGAAAGAATATCCAGCTGCTCTTCCTCAGCAGCATAGATAAACTCATCGGATACCCTTGCGCCGTACTCAAACTTAATAGGCAGGATAGTCACGGGATCCAGGGTAATGCCGCCATGGCTCTTTGCGCCGGATTCAGCTACGATATCGATCTCACTGTCAAAATTAAAAGTGAATTCCTTCATTCCATTAAAAGGAATGGGCTTATTCGCAGATAACTTTGCAAGTGAAGACTCACCCTTTACCTTATTGATCAGATCTTTTACCAGTTCGGGAGCGAAAAGCGTCCCTCTTTCCATAGGATTACTCATAAATCTTACTCTCCTTTCAGATCGGACAGCATACTCTTAAGTGCTGCCCTTGTCATGTCTGTACCATCCGGCTCTGTGGTCCGCAAAGGCGGCTCATCAGCTCCGGAACTTATAAATTTTGCGAGGTTTTCGGCATCTTTCTTAATGTCTTCCTCACTATCGCCGTTTAATCTGGCTGCCAGTTCATAAGGAATGCCATTTTCGTGTGCGATCCTGCTCTTAAGCGCTGAAGTCTCATAGCCCTTGATCTTTGCATCACGCTCAGCTATATCCTTATCATACTTTGCGGCCTTATCACCGGCTACCTTTACTGCATTCTGCAGGTCAGCGATCTGTTTATCATATTCGCTTTTGATCTTTGATACATCATCCGGTGAGATAAAGCCTTCATACTTCTTTGAAAAACTTTCCTTCTGCTTTTCAAGTCTCCCGGTTATGATCTTGTCAAGTTCCTCCTGCGTCGTAATTGCTGCAAAATCTCCCATTTTGGTCTCCTTTCACCCACTTACCCGTGTGGTACGGTAAATTTATAACTAAAAAAGAGCCTCTCAGGCTCCTTAGTAGTAAACTTTTTGTATGCGTTTTTCCTTACTCTGTATGCAGGCCCAATGGGCAAGCACGGCACTCTCTAAAAGTGCCACATCTATATCATCTTTCAGTGATCTATAACCCCAGCCACCATTTGTGCCGATACTGCGTTTTTCACAGTTCGTCACTGATGCCACCATCGCCGGTTGTGCCATATGTTTTATGGTACCGGCTTCCAGCGCGATCTCCCAGGAAGAATGTGCATTTATAACTTCGGCCACCGTCGGAAGGACAGGTTTTTTAAGTTTCGCTTTCTTCATGTCATCCTTAAGAAGTTCCTGACCATTCTTTCCATCAATAACGACCTTCTCAATATCGGCATTCCTTAAAAATGTCATGATCCAGGAATTCCCGCTGCGGGTGGTCATGCAATCGATGCCCTCAATGAAAACATCTCCTGTATCCGTTTTTACGGCTATGGTCATAGCGGTATGTGTACCATCCACGCCATATTTTATGCCAACAAACAGACGGCTCTTTATCTTCGGCAGCTTATCAACCTTAAGATCCATCCATTCTGCCTCACTGATAGCAGATTTAAGCGAATACTGGATCCATAAGCCAAGGCGCTGGATATTAAAGTCTATCTCATCACCGCCCAGCTCATCCGCAACCGCCCTTTCTGTGAGAGTATTTCCTAACGATGGATTCGTAAAATACCACAGATCACGGTCATGAATATCTGACACGTCATCAACAGACCATTCAGCCCAGGCGCTGTTCGGAAGTCCGCCCTCCAGCATCTTATTCCGGAAGTTAAGAAAAACCGTTCCGGAGCTGACAGGTGTCGGAGGCGTACCACAGAAAATCGTTTGGGGATTCTGGCTATCGGTGACCACGTACTTAAGCGCCGATTCCTGCTCATCCGTATATTCCTGAGCCTCATCGATTATCAGAAGATCAAAGCCTTCACCAAGGCCGCCTTTACCGCTTCGGGTTCTGAAATCCACAGATCCGCCGCCTTCGCGAAGAAGCACTATCCTCTCCAGGCCATACTGCTTTGAATAAGTGTAATGTTTATCATACACTTCGCCACGCTTTACCCTTTGGACTTCCTCATAGCCCATATCAGACAGGAACTGAGCCAGTCTGACGGATGCGGCGTGTGATGTAGTCGTCCGGTGTGCTGTGTGAAGTGCTTTCTCTCCATTGAACAGAGCAAAAAGCTCTCGGATCGCTACTATCTCGTTCTTTCCGTTACGTCTTGGTACGGAATAACCGACTTTTGTATGCTTCCAGAGTTCTTTCTTACCTGTTGAATATGCCAGGATATCCTTTATAAGATTTTTCTGCCAGGGCTGAGCCTTCCGGCCTGTCTCTTGATAAAGGCATATAGCCTCCTTTCCCTTCGATTTCTTGTAAGGTAAAACAACATACCTGGTGGGCGTCTGGCGACCGACTCTCGTCTTCGCCATAACATTCCCTCCTTTTGTGTATTAAAAAAGCACCTACGTTTGTAAATGCTTTTTATACATCTCTATAATTATCCCGCTCTAAAATGACTTGATATTATTCCAAATATATGTTATATAATAACTAAGAGATGAGCCGGTGCACCCACACCCCTTTTTGGTGAGGGCCGACACTATAAGGCTCATTTCTTATATCTGAATATATCAACTATTTTTCCTTCTTTGATTAAAATAAAATCACAATCAAAAGTTGAAGATCGTCTTAATCTGTTAAACGAAATCTGTTTTATCTCAGATATCTCCATTGTAGAATTTCCTACATCAAGAACAATTCCACCAGGATTTCCTCGTATTTGGTGTATTGCTTCTTGAACATTCTTATCAACTGCATTGTATGTGTATTTATCTGGTTCTTGTTCTTCCCATAATAAACCATTCCACTTATAATCTGGATTCTTTTTCCCAGGTTGAATTATCTCTGGAAGCGCTTCAATATTCCCGCCAAATGTGTTATAAAGAAGTCTCATATTTTCTTCTTCACGATTTTTCATTTTCCTGTTATCAGGAATATCAAAACGACCTTCATTTGGTGTGGCTGAATCAATATATTGAAGATATATACTTTTAAATCTTTCTTCAGACATCTTAACACTCTTTTCAGTCTTTTTTCTCGCTTCCACCTTCGCCGGATCCACGAGAGGTTCAAGACCGATGGTCTTTCGTGTTTCAAGTATATCACTGTCTGTCTCATCTCGCCACTCTTTTGAATGCACATTCTGGACTTTTCCATTACCGGGATGGTAATCTACCACACACCGGCAATCCTTATGTCTCTGATATACACTTCTGTCTTTGAGCGGGTAATCATACGTTCCAGCCAGATCCAAACACCACGCACAGCACTCAGCCATGGCGTCACGTTCAATCTTAGGTGATAACCCTGCTGCATAATGTGCATCTGCATTTTTCTCAATAAAAGCATCCACCACATGGTGAGTGAAATTTTCAGTCAGGTCAGCCAGTTCCTGAGCCTTTTCAGCTGTAAAAGGATCCTCATGGTCGGATACATGATTAATCAGGCCATTTAGTCTGTTCTGATCCAACTCCGGCACCTGAACCTTCAGCCCAATGCCGGCCTCTTCATTGAGTGCCTGTTCCACCTTTACCGAAGCATCACATACAAGTTCGTGATTATACTCCAAAGTGGGGGTGATCACCTTTTCTGCTATATTTCTGTAAAGCCTGCCGTTCGGAAGGGTCTCTTCCGTAAGGTTTTCGACATATGCTTCTCCAAGTCTGTCACCGATATGTTCCGCAAAGCCCTGGGCATCACGAAAATCACCTTTTCCACTGTCAATCTTATCAATCAGCTTACCCAGTTCCTTATCGTTTCGACATTTTTCCTTAAAATCACTCTGTATTCTTTTCAGTATTTCCGGTGCTATATCCTGCATCAGGTGCCTCCACAGGCTCTAACTTACTCGGTTCCATTCCGGTAATCAGCCTCAGGTTATCTTTGTTAAAATATCCAGGTACAGACTGATTGATCTTGATCACTCCGTCACCGATCAGTGACATATTAGCCGCATCCGGTTCAAAAATAGGCTCCCAAAGAGGCTTTGTCTGATAAATCTGACGCCTCTGGTATCCATAATCATCCCTGACACAAGCTGCAAGGTATCCGGTATTCAAAAATCCAACGCCAAAGGTGCGCTGTGCTTTCCTGGCCACCAACCTTAAATTCTCATGAGCAGCCTTTATGGCTTCCTGACTCGAAGGGTTTTCAGAGGCAAACCCCAGATCATCCAAGGTAAGCCCTGTTTCGCCTGCAAAGAGCGATGCAAATGTCCGAAGCTGTTCCGTATATGGACTCATGCTCTGCTGAGTAAACTGCCCAAGATGAGGTTGATTGTCTTGATCATCCTTATCAAACCTCAAAAAGCTCGACATCGTAGCCTGCCATCTGTCAAAAACTTCTGCATCAGGATCCATACCGGTTACATATTTCTGAGGAAATGAATAAAACTCAGCAGAGACCTCCGACCGCCTTATGGTTCTGAGTGCTGACTGCTGATGAGCCATACATGCACGACTTATCCTGGAATGTCCAAAAGCCCTAACTGCGTCCGGCCTAAATATGATCGGAACCAACAGAGCATACGGTGCTTTATTCCTTTTCCTCGAAGTAAGTTTGCCTTTGGTATAATATTCAGTCTTTCCGATCGTAAAATATGCCTCCGAAACCGGATTGCCCATATCGTCACGCTGTAAAACCGCATAGCCTTCTGTCAGCATATAGGTTATAGGATCAATGACGCCGGTGGCATTACCGCCATCTATCACCTGAAGCCTTGGGAATTTATCGGACCCGACAGAAATATATACAAAGCAGCAGGAGCTGATCAGTGCCGACAATACAGCACTGTCAAAAAGAATATCTGCATTATTCAATCGATATATCTGGTTAAGATCAAAGTCATCATTATCAAATTCTATGAAATTTAGCCTGTCGGCTATGGAATCCACAGCCTTAGCACACCATCCAAGAACTGCATTAAGCCACTTCATCCCGTCCGGAATCATCTTTGAGTGGTCGATCACCATGTTTTTCATTTCATAATACTGATATCGTTTTATGACTCTATCCCGTTTGACATTCAGTTTTCTTTTCAGATAATCAATTCCTTTATAGTCCATTTTAGACTCCATTTCTCAGCGAGATATGTGGGCAGTATCTGCGGGGGACCTCGGAGCGGTACGGTGAGGGGAGGGTAAGCCCCGGGGAAAACAAGGTAAAATCAAGGCTTAAAGCGAAAATTTTTCCAGTCGTAATGTTGTGGAAGATTCCTCATAGATACTACTTCCTTGGATGCACTTGGTGTATTTTTCAACTGATTTTCACCTGATTTGGCATCATTTTCATTACTTTTTGACATCATTTTGTTTGATTTTGATATGTTGCAGCACAAATGAGTAATCTGCAAATTATCAAAATCACTTGGATGACCACCTTTGCTGATCGGGATAATATGATCAGCGGAAGCAGACATCGGATCAGGATACTTAAGTCCGTAGTTAATCTCCCGTCCACAAATTGCACATGGAAGATCCTGCGCCTTGGCGATCTTCAAAAGCTTAGCCTTATTCTTATCGAAGACCGCTCTGTGTCCTTGAGTATGATCAGCTCTTCTCTCCTTTGTGCTCATCTGTATTATCCCAGTCCACACCATAACAGTTGATGATCAGCTTAAAATCCTCCAGGTTGTGAGGTCTGACATAATAATTCTCCTTTGTATCATCTGACCGGACCCCAACGTGAAGAAGCTCATGAAACATGAGGATCCTCTTCTGTTCTTCTGTAAACTCAACTACCGCCCCGTTAAAAACCGTAATGGTAAAATCACAGGGTACAGCCCATCGGTATTTATCAGGTACTTTTTCACACTGAGCATATACCAATCTTCCGGCGTTCGTCTTTTTATGGGGAGAGGACAAAAACAGTATAACTACCTCGCTCTCCCGTATATAAGAAAGCTCAGGTTCCTTATCGATAAGGTCCTGCCCGATCTGCGTATATTCATCGCTCAGTGTTCTGGTATCCATAATTGTTGTTTTATATCAGTATAGTGCTGCCGCCGGCTGTGGCTGACCGGCAGCAGACAAAAGAAAAGGACAGGTCTTTTCGATCTGTCCCCGTCTTCCTAAGTTGGAGAAGGTTTTTCACGTTTTCTTTGAGTTTCCACGATACCATAATATCACAGGTATAGACGCAAAATCCGATCAACATTTTATCAAATGATCCTTATCTGCATTTAAATTTTTATTTATCATTCCGCTTCTATCTCTCCAAGATTGCGGCCAACCGTCATGATAAACCTACGGCATATGCGACGCATAGTCGGCTCAGAGGCAGGGACGTCTATAATCTTAAGGTACGGCTTATTCCTGTTCCTGTCCGACCAGTATCTCCTTTGGATAAGCTTCTGGTCTTCAGCGTCGAAAAGGTTATATGCATTCTCTACCGCCTCGATTTCTTTCTTCAGGCGGTCATAATAAGGATTGCTCAGGCGCATGGCTGCGGCTTCCGTAGTGGATACGGGCTTTGTATAATCATTGTCGCCACTGCTTTTATTCTGGTCGCAGCTCTTCTTTGTGCTCCTGTCCGGATACATTGCCGCATCAAGCGCATCCTTATATCTCTTCTTTGACTCTGGGTAGCGCCTGATCACGCGATTGATAATATTCCATGAATCCTTATTTATCCGCATTGTCCTTTTTATCCTCCTTCCTCTTCGGGAAATAGTAGCTCACGTCATGGTTTAAATGCCAGTCTCTCGTTTTCTTCTGATCTTCCGTCGCAGCTCCATACACCAGATCTGTGAGGGTGATCTTCTCCTTAGTGAGCTTAACCTTCATCGGTTTAGGTCCCATGATCAGCACCCCTTGTCCTCGTCATTCTTCCAGAGATTCGGAAGCACCTGCTCCTGCTCACCTCTATCCTTAAGATATGCAGCATAATCTCTGACTACATGATGAGATAAAGCCTCGTCAATGTTGATTCCTTCTTTTGTCCTGTACTTATTTACGTAGGTTCTGAAGTCTGCGTTTTTTTGAAATAAATCGATTAGCCCAGGCAAAAGTTTATCCTCAAACTTCGGACACCTCACGCAAACTTTATCTCTATCGCGGTTAAATGTCTTACATGAATCCCGTTTATCACAGTTCCAGCATATACTTTTTCTATTGCTCATTCCTCTACCTCCTCATAAAGTTCCGGATTATTGCATACACCATCAGAGGGAATAATTCGACAACGAGATGAATACTGATGCTTACATCTTTGACATCTCTTTTTTTCTATCGAGCGCACTTCATCTTCCACCTCCCATTCCAAAGCCTGCCCACATTTCGGGCAGAACGGTAATCCCCAGTCTTTATCGCCCTCTTCATATTCGTAACCACACTCTGGACATTCTGCAAGGTCATATACTAACTCACCATCATAATATCCATCACCACTATAAATCAC